AACCTAACCTCAGCGGCAGCAACCTCGACGGCTCCATCCGTGACCCTCGCCAGTGCTGTAGGCGATTTGGTACTCGACTTCCTCAGTCAGAACGCCAACAGCCAAGTCTTTACTCCCGGCGCAGGCCAGACAGCGGACTGGGCGCAGTCTCTCACAGGTAATAACCATTACACCGCAGGTAGTAAAGAAGACGGTGCGGCATCGGTCACGATGTCGTATGGTCTGTCGATTTCAACCCCGTGGTTGTATTCCGCCATCTCGATTCCAGCGGCAGGCACCGCTGGACCTGTCGAGACGCGAGTTACGCAAGATGCGGTCGAAGTTCTCAGCCAGCCTGCGTTACCCGAAGTACGAGTTACACAAGACGCCATCGAACTGCTGAGTCAACCGACTTCAAATGCACGTATCTCGCAATACGCGGTGGAGATACTTCGTGGTGCCGTGGCTCAGGTGTGGATTACACAGGCGACGGTAGAAATCATTACCGTTCCACCCGTTGTAGCTCGTGTGTCACAACTGGCGGTGGAAGTATTGAATTTCCCCATCGCTGAAGCCAGACTTTCGCAAGTTGCGGTTGAAGTGTTGTTGAGACTGCCTCCTGACCCGAGTGACCTGATAGGCCCGTGGATGGGGGATGGGATGGCATCTGGTATCTGGATCGAGTAGTGCAATCAATTGCAAAGGAGTGCGTACCCATGTTGCAGCCACAGGCGATTGCCGAAACGTATGTGCCTCCGGCCCACTGTGTCGCCTTGACCCGGTACTTCTACCCGCCCTCAGAGCGGTCGGACGTGGTGCTGGCACGTCAGCTATTCAGGGCCGAGAAGGTCGTCTCTCAGGTCATCGTGAGGCCCCTACAGGCCCACCAGCGGGAAGCCCTACTGTGTCTGGTGTCCGATGTGGTGGCCGGGTTGGCTGCGGCTCCGGTACGGTTTGAAAAGAGTTTTCTGGTGTCGGCTATCAACAAGGGGATGTTCCAGATCGCATCGGCTGAATTTCATGTGTTCTGCTATGCGGACGGAAAGGTACAGACCCGTCTCTGGGAAAAGAGACGGGCCGAGCGGTACCTCTTTGAGCGCGGGGAATTACTCTTCTAACGCTTGCTCGATGGCCGCGCACTCCTTTGTGTAGGCGGGGCCATAAATCTGAGGGAAGCCTTCCGGGGCTTCTGTGCAGACGACGACGGCTTGGTTACAGGCCAGACAGAAGTTGTTCCAGCGTCCAGCCGGATCGTTGGGACGTTCGTGCCAGCCTGCGAGGTCGTGACCATGCTTGAATGCGGCCTTCTCCGCGTCACGCTTGCGTTCAGGTAGTTCACCGAACTGGTCGATGGCCTCGTAGTGCTCGACAATGATCTTGCGCTTCGCCTTCACGATGTTCTTACGGCGAACAAACTTTAGTGCCATTTAGACTCCTTTAGGCTATGCTCACTCCTTGAGCTTCATAGATCATATCACAACGCCAACCGTTTGTCAAATTAGGCTCAAAACTTAATTTGACAACGGGATAGGTCTGGTGCTACGCTACAAGCCGCAATGGAGTGTGATGGAAGACGAACCGCTACCTACGCTGTATAACGTCTGTCAGTTTTTCATGGACGGATCGTATGAATACGTCTGTCGATTTGTGCCCGTCGAGGAAGCGGCCAAGGCATTTGGCCACTACACACGGTCAGTCGGCGCACGAATTGGTTCGACGGTGCGCGTCATCATTACAGGGAGCGACGATTGCATTTATGCGGAGTGGAAGTTTGGAGAAGGCTATACGTGGCCGAAGGAGTCGGTGAACTGACGTGTTGACATTCGACGTGGCATTCAAAGCGCATCTGCCGTTTATCGGCATCCACACGGATGATCCGGTGAATGTGAAGACGGTGCTCCAATTTATGAGTGGTAAGGCATTCATGCCGTTGCCCACCGCCAAAAATGCCCCGATTGGGGACATGTATCTATGGTTCACGGAAGATATGACACAGGTGACCGTGGACATGTATCGGAAGCTCTGTGCGGCCACCGCGTCAGCGGTTGTCATCAACCCAGACAAGTCGTCGTCACTGGTGTATGACACCGGCACGTTGCTGGTCCCGTCCGTGTTCCATATGGATTATCTGGCCCAGTTCGTGGAAAAGGATCAGATCCCTGTTATTGCTCAGCAATTGAAGGGTTTGTCGCTGAAAACGGCTCAAGAGGTCGTGCAGTTGACGATGGCCCGAGTGCAGTCAATTGCACCGCAAGAGGTCCGGAAGACCCGGCAGATGATGGGTGGGGAGACCCCCGGTCTGACCCAGCTTGACACGGACTACGACTTCTACGAGTGGCCAGCCGCCCTACAGGAGTGGTTGAACCTGAATGATCCATACTTCCTTGATGTGAACACGCCACAGGTGTTGCAGCCCCGTGGCCTGTTGCTGGCCGGGGAGGCAGGCACGGGTAAGAGCATGGCGGCACGGGTGCTGGCGAAGCACTGGGACGTGCCCTTGTTCCGTCTGGATGTCTCGACCAGCCTGAACCGGTATCTCGGAGAATCCGAGAGCCGCATCGCCAGAAACCTGAACGTCATCGAGCAGAACGCGCCGTGTGTCTGGTTGCTGGACGAAGCCGAGAAGTTGTTCAACACGCAGGGCGACGAAGGCACGACTCAGCGTATCCTGAGTCAGATGCTCTGGTGGTTGCAGGAGCATCGGTCCAGAGTCCTGACCATCATGACGACCAACAATCTGGAGGTCATCCCGAAGGAGTTGTATCGAGCGGAGCGGCTGGATAAGGTGCTCCATCTCGAAAAGCTCTCCTTGTCGGCGGCGAAGCAGTTTGCCGCAAAAGTCTACGAATCGGTGGTGCAGTCGCCGCTACCGATCAAGAGACAGAAGGTGATCCGGGATTTGCTGGACAAGGGTGACAAGGGCACGTATGCTCACGCCGAAGTGCGGGTGCTGGTCTACGAGCTTGTGAAAAAGAGTGGGTGGTTGGACCCGGAGAAATGACCATGAAAATGCCTGACGAATTGATTGCAGCAACCAAGAAAGCGTTGCGGAGTCTCGATGCGTCACATGTCTACGTGGGCATCGTCGGTAATCATCCCGTAGACGAGGCACGCATTCAATTTCTGATTGAGTTGGGGCACTGTGTGTTGACCGGGAAGACGATTGTCATTCCGGTGCCCTATGGCATGGATGTGCCGCCGAAGTTGGCAGCGGTGGCAGATCGAATTGTCCGGTATGACCCGAACCGCATAGAGACGCTGGAGCACAATCTTGCGGTGGCCTTGACGGAGATGGGAATCAACCGGCAATGACCACTTGACAAACGAAATGCCCAGTGCTATTCTACTGACCGGGCAAATTAGCCCAGTCAATGGAGTGAAACGATGAGTGAACTGTTACGTTACGTCGGAAGTCGCAACGAATATCTGGACATCGCTACCCGTGGCGGGGGTGTCACAGCCGAAGGTGTGTCGCCACCGGACGAATTCTTGGGCATCAGTGCGGACTACGCAATCCACCCGAAAGGTGTGGGGTGTCTGATTATCCGATTCGTGGTCCATGGCGCAGGTGCCAACCCGAAGAATTACAAGCATCTGACTTATCGGGAGTCGGCCAAGTTCTTGATCCGGGCCACGAAGACGACCGGAGCGGAACTGTTCAAGGGCTACCGGCTCAACAAGATCGCCATCCCTGTCTTCCAGCCGCCCGTGCGGCCACAGGAAGTGGAGAAGTTCGCGGAGAAGCTCAACGTATGGGCGTTGGTGGAAGCGTGGATCGTGGAGACCGTGCAGGCCGAAGGATTTGTTCTGGTCGCCCCGGATCTTCAGAGTGTGCTTCGCCTGATGGTGTGTGGAGAATCCACCCCGGAAGATGCCGTCAAATCGGTGATTGAATTTCCGAACTTGAGTGCTCCGGAACAGCAAGCGTTCGCAAACTCACAGGCGCAGAAGCCTGAAGAGGACGAGGAAGATCCGGACAAGGAAGATCCGGACGAAGATGACGACGACGCGAAAGAAAAGGACTGGCTGAACTAACCTATGGCAACAGCAACGGCTGAGAAAGCAGTAGCGCATTGCAAGTATTGTGGGAAGGAACAGGATATCGCAGGGATGACCAGTTTCGTGCGATTGTCCTGTAATCACACCATGATTGAGAAGGGCGAGTCTTTTTACAAGCTGGCGTTAGACACGGCGCGTTTGGATTACGCAGCCGCGAAAGAACGTCTGGCCCAGAAGCAGAAAGAACTGGCTGAGTTGGAGAAAGAAATCAACCAACTCAACCGAGTCATCATCGAGTTGGGTTGTTTACTAGGAGAGGGGGAGTGATGGCACAGAAACTATCGCTGGCAGATAGGCTGCTAGCGAAGCTCGGGAAGCTCGGTGTTTCCCAGCGAAAAGCAAAAGAGTTGGCCAAGGGTTTGGCACCTACGGCGGCTCGACAGACGGTCTCAGGCACGGTGACTGGCAAGCTGGAAGCCCGTCTTCTGAAGCTGGGACTGACTGAGCGGAAGGCCAAGGAGCTAGCCAAGGGTCTGGCTCCGCTGGTCAGGGCGTCCATCAAGGGCAAGGTCAAGAAGGCGGCGAAGACGCTGGACGACGTGTCTGATCAGGACGTGAACGAGACGGTAGACGAAGCGGTGGATGAGGCCGAGGATGCCGAACTGGACAAGGTGGCCCCGAGGGTAAACGGGCACCGTGTCAGGCTCGACCTACCGGTGGTGACCCGGTCCCAGTGGCAGCACGCGCCCACCAAGGGTGTCGAGTTGCTGAGGGTCATGGATGGCCTGTCCACCAGTCGGACCTACCTTGTGGCGTCTGTCAAGAGCGAGACGGGCATCGTGGCGGTACGCCAGTTGAACAGTGACTGGTATAACGTCAAGTTCTACCCGACGATGGCGTTCTGGAACAAGACGCGGCAGGAACTGACGGATCTGGGAGGTCAGGACTTCCTGTCTCGGGAGTGGTATGAGCGGTGCCATTGCAGTCCCCGTGCGTTGGAGCGGGTGCTGGGCCAGTTGGAAATCGATGGGAAGCCGAAGTCACGGATGACACGACTCATCGACCGGTTCAAGACGGTGGCGGCGAAGCCATTGATCAGGGCGTTCGATTACCTGCACAAGCGGGTGTCCACCGCCGCGTAGTTATGTGGGGATAGCTCAGAGTAGAGCACCGGATCGAAGTAACAGCAAGTAGGGTCATGAACCGAACGCTATGAAAACATCCGGAGGTCATAGGTCAACGCCCTATTCCCCACTCTCCATCTCGGCGTGAGTCGCTGGGTAAGTACGGCCCATCCACTCACGGTAAGTACCGTCTGGCACCGAACGGTCGAGATTCGGTGCATTTTTCTGGAGTCTTATGGTTCTGGTCAAACCAAGACGATGCCGATTCTGTGGCAGTGTGTCATATCCACCCGCCACGTATATTCACCACAAGTCCAAGTGTCTGGTAATGAAAAAGAAGGGCCGTAAGAGTGTCTTCACGGTGAGCGGTGGACGACCCGAGAGTGGCCGGAGGAAGTTTTGATGTTCTCCAAGATGCCGTTGAAGTGTTGCATCTGCGGTGTGGACTACGAAGCCTCTGTCACCGCCCGGTGGCAGAAGTTCACGGCGGGTGTGTGCGGCGAAGATTGTTTTGACGAGAAGAACTGGCGACGAACCCTGTCCATCATGGGGAAGACCTATTACCCACGTCCTGTGAGGAATAATGACCCAGCTTGAAGGTATGAAGGTGGCCGGGGATATTGTGGCGTGGGCACTGCTGTCTCGGATTATCGAAGTGTCGGCCCAGCCTAACGTATACTGGATCGCCAAGACTCGCGTGCAATGGATGGCCGAAACGGGCTTGACGCTCAAGCAATACAACCGGTGCATCCGGGTGCTAGAGAAGAAGAATCTGATTATCGTCAAAATTATGAAACACGAGGGCCTAACTATGACCCACGTGAGGATGGGACCATCCCATTGTTCCCAAAGGGAACAACCAAATCGATTCATTAAATACATTGATCACAGTAAAGAAGTATTAAAGAAAGAAAGTGATCACTGTATTGGCGATGCAAGCATCGCCAGAGCAGGAGAGTTAGTATCAATAGAGCACGGGGGTATAGAAGAAGGGAATAAGGAGAAGGAAGGGAATAAGGAGAATACGGGGTGGTTAATGAAAGCCACAGAAGTATTGAAGAACCATAAAGGTGGTGGAGTAGAAGGGAGTTTGGAGGCGTACTGGAAGTCCCGGTGTGCGCTCGTCTCCAATGAGTATCAGCGTCCTCTGACTGGGAAGGAGCGCGGACAATTGAAGCAGTTGTCCAAGTATTTGGGGACTGAGACGAAACCCGTGATTGCCTATGCGGTCGAGCACTGGTTGAAATTCAGCACGCACGCAGCCATTTCGGCGGGGACGGTAGGGGCTGAGAGCCCCCATATTGGATTTTTATTGAAGTACCATGCGGTGGCAGTGAATTTGCTTCACCCTGTTGAGAAGCCACCGGTCGTGGTGGAACTACCCGTGCAATCAATTGCACCGGTCGCGGAGAAAGTGGAAGTCCATGCAATTTCTCTGAAGGAGTTGGAGGAAATGCTGGACGGACTGAAATCTCCGTGAAGGAGCCAAACGTGACCCTCGGAATGCTAGACGCGAAGGAGCATGATCGGATTATTGCCGACTTCGAACAGGTGTGTACCACGGCGGGGATTCAGGGCCATTTCATGTATGAATCCGCCAAGAAGTATTGTGGACCTATCGAGGTCGATTGGATCACCAAGTTCTGGGCCTACAAGGCACACGGGTGCCCCGGTCTGGTGCTGCATGGGGTGACCAAGCCGGATACACGCTGCCAGTCGATTGCGGCGGCATTGGTGCGGAACTACGTCGATGCACGGGTGATTCCGTTGAACACGTTGATTGAGAGCATGATGAATGGTGGGACGGCCCCGGCACCCACCGTGTTGCTCATCCCGAACCTTTACATGCTGGCGATGAGCAAGAACGTCCCGCCGTGGCGGATTCAGGTGATGTACGACCTGTTGCTGGAACGAGCCATCAAGAACAAGCCAACCGTGGTGTATGTGGAGGACGTGAAGGGATTGACGTCAATGTATGGCGCTCCGTTCGCGGATTTTCTCAGCCGGTTCACGCTGGTGGAAAAGTAATGAATTTGGGGAATAAAAATGCGCTGAAACATGGAATGACGCGCACTTACACACATCGATCATGGCAGGCAATGAGAGCACGATGTTTGTGGAAGCCACCACTACATTCTTCACCAAGGAAACAGGTGATATTTGCCTTGTATTCCAAGTTGGGCATTTGTGAACGGTGGATGGTGTTCGCTAATTTTCTGGCTGACATGGGTGAGAGACCAGCGGGTGCCACGTTAGACCGCATTGACAATGAAAAGGGTTATGAACCGGGAAATTGTCGATGGGCGACTAATTCTCAACAACAACGTAACAAACGGACCACAAAAATTTTGGAATTCGGGGGAAAGATGCAGTCTTTACCAGAATGGGCAGACGAAATTGGTGTGCGTAGAGATATCTTGACCCACCGTTTACGTCTAGGCTGGAGTGTTGAACGCACCTTAACAACTCCTGTAGGAAAGTAGGTTCATTTGGCCTACGCACTCGGAACCAAAGTTGTCAAAAAATTGTGCGAAGAACAGAACCACATCGGGTGGCAGAAGGCCAAGCTGTCACCCGCCCTTTTTAAGCCCTACGAGCAGCCGCTGTTCGCATGGACCCAAGACCATCTGAAGCAACACCATGTCCTGCCCCATGTCGAGACACTGCAAGCGCAGTTCCCGGATGTGGGAGCTGTGGAGACGGTCGAACCATCGAGTTACTACATCGCGTTGCTGGAGAATCAGTTTTACTACGATACGCTCAATAAAACCCAACTGAAGTCGCAAGAGATTCTGAAGGACGACCAGAACAACCATCTACTGGCTGTTGAAACCTTGCGACATGGCATCCGAGAGATTACCGAACAGAAGTATCGCAGCCGCATACTGGATGTAGGAAAAGAAGCAGGACCACTTGTTCTGAAGGCGTACTACCAAGCCAACACCGTCGAGCATGTCGGGGCCTTTGGGTGGCCCTATATGGACCTGCAAAGCGGTGGGGTGATGCCGGGGGACGTGATCAGCTTCGTGGGGCGACCAGCCGTAGGCAAGACGTGGTTGACCCTCTGGACGGCTCTCCACAACTGGATGGTGCAGCAGTTGAACATTCTCTACGTGAGCATGGAGATGATGACGCTGCCCATCGCGCAGCGAATCACGGCGCTCTACACCAAGCAGAACATCAACCAATTGAAGATGGGGGGCTACAGCACCCAGACCATGGCGAAGTTCTACAAGGGATTGCAGGCGATGGTGAGTGAGAAGGCCAAGATGTATGTGGTGGATGGAAATCTGGCCACCAATGCGGAAGACCTGTTTGAGTTAGCGGCGATGCTGGAGTGTCGAGTCGTTTTCATTGATGGGGCCTACCTCCTACGCCACCGCAACATCCGACTAGATCGATTCAGTCGTGCCGCAGAGAACGTGGAACTCATCAAGCGATTCTGCACCGATCAGGAGATGATGGCCTTCTGCTCGTGGCAGTTCAACCGTGAAGCGAGTAAGAAGCAGAAGAAGGGTGGCGGCGACCACGGAGACTTGGAAGATATCGGCTATTCAGATGCCATCGGGCAAATTAGTAGCATTGCCTTGTCACTCTTCCAAGAAGAATCGGTCGAGACGATGAAGCACCGGAAGGTGCAAGTCATGAAGGGACGGAATGGAGAGGTTGGGCAGTTCCAGATTGCGTGGGACTTCTTGAACATGACGTTTCATCAAACCGATCCCGCACCGGGTGTCACGAAAGATGACAACGAGAACCTGAAACTCCAATGGGTGTGAAGTTCAAGCCGAAGCCTACGAAGGGCACGCTCGTAATCACTCCAGCCGCCCAGAAGGCGTTGCACAAGGGCAAGCCGAAGACTGTGGCCGAGACGTTGGCCATGCTGGAGGCGATTTATTGGAAAGAGGTTGCGAGAGCGAAGACCGTCGCCCGACTACTGGCAGGACTACATGGCACGGTGACATCTCGTGAAGTGGTAGCCTATATGATTGCGGAAGGAACATTTACTCCCGGTCCTGATACCGCAGAACACTGGATTAGTGCAGTGTGGCGAGAAAAGAGTCACGGACTCAAGGTGTGGGAAGACACGGGTGAGTGGCGATTCGGGAAATCAACTAAGACACAAGGCGGTAAACGTAGTGGAAAGGTATGGAGACTGAGGAAACTACCGTGGATGACGTAGACACGGGTGAAAAAGAGGTAGATATGATCATGACCTGTCCGACGTGTGGGTTGGTGATTGTGGCGAAGGGGAAGCTGAACCCAAACGGCACGACCACCATGACCACGACGTGTTTCAAGTGTTTGCGGTTGTATACGGTGACGGTTGATTCACAGACGTTGCAACCCGTAGCACCGCTTGACAAACGACTGACTGGATGATACCGTAGCGACACCAAGGAGTGGCATGTTTTCCAGAACGATCTGTGATTGTCCTCAGTGTCAGAAGTGTTGCCATGTCCAACCCGGCCACCTCTTGCCGGGGCAGATGGAGAAGATTGCCGACTACCTGAAGCAGACCATCGAGGAAGTGAAACAGTTCTTCTGGGCGTCACCGGGGGCGCTCGTGCAGAGTGCTAAGACCGGGATACAGTTTCGTATTGGCACTATCACGCCTAAGTTCGATAAGCACAAGAAAGCCTGTGTGTTCCTGAGTGATGAGGGCAAGTGCCGCATCCATGCCGAAGCCCCGTATGGATGTGCGTTCTTCGATGCGTGTAAGATGAGTGCGGCTGAAGGTCAGAAGCGTGCTGTGTGGGGGATGCAGCAGATTATGGTCGATGAGGACTACAAAGCACTTCGCAATAGTTTACCGTTTGCCGAGTCGTATCACCCCAAAGGCTACTAACCATGGCGTTGAAGATCATATCGAAGCTGGAAGTCTCTCCAGTCATCGAGCCGGTGGCGGAACCGCAGAAGGTGCTGGTTCAGACCCCGACCTCAAATGTCGAGGCGATGACGATGGAATACATCGAGCTATACCGGAAATACACCTATTTCGAAGTCAAGGACATGGTCAAACGGATGGACGATATCCGGAAGCAGTTACAGACCGTGGCCAACGAGACGATGGACGACAAGAAACCGGCCATCTTCACGTGTGCCGAGGGTGAGGTGGAATTCTCGGAGCGAGGCACCAAGACCGAGGTGCCGAATCCGCTATTGCTGGTGAAAGTGTTGCTCGACAAGTTTGGGCCAGAAGCTACTGCTACTGCCGTGGATATCGCACTGGGACCATTGCGGAAGTTGCTCAGTGAGCACGAACTGAAGAACTACTTGACGGAAGTCCCCGGAGGGCGCACGCTGAAATCTGTACGTCCAATCGGCTAGCCAAGGAGGCACCGTGGGATTGCTGCAACTGATCATGATTTTGCTCGGGGTGGGGGCGTTGCTCTGGCTCGTGGAGACCGCACCATTCATCTCGGCCACGATGAAGCCCATCATTCGGTGGGTGATCGTCGCCATCGTGATTTTGTGGCTCATTGCTTTGTTCGTCGGGGATATTCCGTTACCCATTCGGAGATGATGCAAGACGATGTCGCGATGGTGGGGTGGACGATTTATTATCGTCCACTCGACTTCCCTGACCACTTTGCCGTTCGCATGTGGATGGTGGGTGAGGGGTCAGAATTGATCTGGCGCAACATCGCGTGTGTGTGTCGGACGCTGGAGGAAGCCCGAGAACAAGTTCCGACTGGCACGGTCTGTATGCCGCGTGAAGACGAAGATGATCCCGTGATTGTGGAAAGCTGGATATGACCCAACGGCAGAAGGATGCCGCCAAGGCGTGGTGGGCCGAACGGAAAGCTAAGGGATTGTTCGTGCCGAAGCGCACAAAAGCTGAGAAGCGTCAGCGAGAGAATGTGGCACAGATGGCGAGACACAAGGCCAATCCAGAAATTCGACGTGCGCGTGATCGAGCACGCTATCATCGAAAGAAACATGACGGCTGAACAGTGTGTGGCGTTTCTTGAAGCCCTGAGATGCACGCAGATACGGGTGAAGGACAACGGATGGGTGGAGGCTGCGTGCCCCTTGGCGAAATGGTTGCATAAGAAGCACGTCGATCACACCCCTTCGTTTGGATTGCAAGTCGCACCCGGTCAACGTAGCTGGTTCATGTGTTTTGCGTGTCGGCAAGGGAGTGCCGAAGAATTGCTGTCCAGCATCGAGATGCACTCGCACATGAATGCGAAATACGACTTCGCACGGTGCCACCAGCTATTGCAAGACGAAGAATACGTGGTGCCACTTCCGGAGTATGGCGAGTTCGCCAGTGCGGCACAGGTGTTCGACCCGTGGCCACAATACTGGCTGGACAGCTTTCAGAAAGCAGACTGGGTGATTGAGGCTATTCAGTATTTGACGCATCGAGGGGTGTCAGCTACCACGGTTCAGCAGTATGACCTGCGTTGGGATATGAAGCGACAGATGCTGGTGTGCCCGTACCGTGACGTGTTTGGGCGGCTGGCAGGAGCCCGAGGTCGTGCCGTGGGGGATGCCACCCTGAAACACTACGACTATACGTGGCAGGGTAAGAACAACGCGAGACTTTGTTGGTACGGCGAAGAAGTCCTGAACCTGCCCGGTCCTGTCGTGGTGGTGGAAGGCCAGTTCGACTTGTGGAAGACCGCCACGGTGTTCCCGAAGACCGTCGCTAACCTCACGGCGAAGCCCACGCTGGAGAAAATGAAGAAGCTCGGGGACTGTGGGATGGTGATCCAGATTCCAGACCGTGATGAAGCGGGGAAGGAAAGCATGCACCGGTATGCCAAGCTCTGTGACCAGCTTGAACTGGAATACCGTCCTATCTGGCTTGATGAGGGTGTGAAAGATCCGGATGAGTGCCATCCGGACTACCTGAAGGAGAGAATCCTGCAATCAATTGCAGTCACTTGACAAACTGAGACGATGATGTTAAAGTTCAAAGTTGATCCACCGCCGATCCAAGAAACTCAAGGAGAACCGATGGCGTTCACATTCCTGAAGAAAGGCGCAGAAAGCGCCAAATTGGCTCAAAAAGCAGCCATGGAAGCCGAACAACGCAAGGCGGAACAAGGCAAGATGTTCCGGTTCTGGATGAAGGAAAAGGAAGAGGCCCGTATCACGTTTGTGGATGGTGACCTCAATGCTGACGGTCATCTGGTGCCACCCCGGTTTTACGAGCACGTGTTGTTTTTGAACGGATCGTGGAATAACCAGTTCGTTTGCCCCGAGAAGACCAACCCCGATAGCAACGATAAGTGCCCGATCTGTGAGTCGGGTGAACGTCCGTCACTGGTGGCCCTGTTTACCGTCATCGATCACCGTCAGATTCAATCGAACAAGGACAAGACGAAGGTCTACAAGGACCAGAAGAAGTTGCTGGTCGCCAAGGCCCAGACCTACGAGATGCTGAACAAGCACGCGACGAAGCGTGGTGGCTTGGCCGGATGCACGTTTGATGCCTCTCGTGTGGGCGACAAGTCCGCATCGGTCGGTAGCATGTTCGAATTCGTAGAGAAGCACGATATCAAGGAACTTCAGGCCATCTACATGATCGAGAAGATCGATCCGAAGACGAACCAAAAGACCAAGGTCACGAATTTCACGCCTGCGAACTACGATACCGAGATCATCTATCGTACGGGTGATGAACTTCGTAAATATCTGAAGGGAATTAACGACATCCCTTCTAGCGGATCACCAGCGGCTCCGGGTGGCGGTCCAGATTATTCGAAGGAGTTATAGCTTGTGATTACCCAGCAAATACCGGTTCGAACGGGTGCAATGTCTACCTACCCCTATTCAGAGGGGTTGGAGAAAGCGTACACGTTCGAATCGGCGTTTGATGGGGAGATCGTGTGTGGAGCCATCAAGCAGGGCAACATGTTGCTGGTGCCCCGTGAGAGCGTGCCCTACGCGATTCCTGAGAATGACTACCGATCATACATTCCCGTGTCCGTGCCGGTGCCATGCACGTTCGTGCCCCGCAACGAGGAACAGCAGGCCCTGTATCTGAAGTCACTGAAGCTCCTACAGGGCGGTCAGAGCCACATGTTCGAAGCACCCACCGGGTGGGGCAAGACGGTCGTCGGTGGGGCCATAGCAGCCGCCGTAGGCCAGCCGACGCTCATCGTGGTGACCAAGGAAGACTTGATGCACCAGTGGCGGGATTCACTGACTCAGGTGCTGGGTGTGCCCATGAGTATGGTGGGGCAGATTCAGGGAGATATTCAGGACTGGAAGGGGAAGCAGTTCGTCTTGGGGATGGTGCAGAGTCTGATGATCGAAGGCAAGTACCCACCCGAGATGTATCGGTATTTCGGATTCCAGATTCTGGATGAGTGCCATCAGATGGCGGCGGATTGCTTTGTGCGTGCCTGCCAGATGGTGTCAGCCAAGCTCCGACTCGGATTCAGTGCGACCCCGACACGGAAGGACGGGAAGACCAAGCTCCTGCACTGGCATATTGGCCAGATCATGGTCAAGGGCACGGTGATGACCGCGAAGCCCAAGATTTTGATTCGTCAGAGTAGCTGGTCCATTCCAAGACGCCGAGGTAAATACGGACAGCAGGGTCAACCGATTCCCCACTCGCCCGGTCGGATGATGCTGGTCAATAAGGCCATGGCCTCGTCGGACATTCGGAACATGGAAATCGTCAACTTCGTGCTACAAGCCTATAAACAAGGCCGTATCACGCTGGTTATGTCGGACCTGAGAGATAGCCACCTGAACCGACTGTTTCAGATGTTGACAAATGAGGGCATACCGGGGGAAGATATAGGTTACTACGTCGGTGGAATGAGTAAGGCAGAATTGTCGCACACAAAGAAGCGACGTGTCGTCCTCGGGACGTATAAAATGTGCTCAACGGGCACGGATGTTCCTCACTGGGATACTTTGGTGATGGCGACTCCACGAGCCGATATTAAGCAATCTATTGGCCGAGTGCTACGTGCGGTAGACGGGAAGAAACAGCCAGTGATTTTCGATCTGGTTGACAAGAACGCCATTTTCCAAGGATTCCATTTGGCACGTCTAAAGCAATACTACGCTTTGGGCGCGGAAGTGGTTAAGGTCTAGGAGAATGGGTATGGCACTGATTTGGAAGACTCAAGAAGTAGCTGAGCCGGTGAAGGCCGGGTTCAGTTGGGACGCATGGTATGCGAAGAACAAGACACGCCTGTCGGAGAAGCGTGCCAAGCGGTATCGTGAGGACGTAGGCTATCGGAATGCGGCACTCGCCCGTAGTCGGGCACAGCGAGGCACGAAGAAGCCGACGCCTGCGGGTGACCACACGGTGTCGTTCAACGATGCCGCGCAGACGTTAGGCGTCACGGTGTGGGTGTTGCGTGAATGGCGACGGAAAGACTACTTCCCGGAGCCAACACGTCGAGATGGTCGTCTGTGGTTCGCGCCGTGGCAAGTTCACAACCTGTCGTTTCTCGTGGACTACTTCGCCAAGCACGGATCGAGAGTGTCGGAGCAGACCCGTGCGGGATTGGAAGATATCGTTCGGTTGATCTATGCGAATTGGTAGGGAGTGAACATGGCGTTGAAGGTTGGGAAAGTCGTGTTGGGGAATTCGCAGGCGAAGACTCAGGGGGCAGATTACACGAAGCATCTGACCACGAAACCGGTGACCGGGATGGTGACGTCATCCAAATCCGTCGCAGGCAAAGAGGTGGCAGCTTCTGCGTCTGAGACGAAGACGCTCCATCCCGGTGTGTTTTCGAACGGCATGTCCATCACGGTGGAAGGGGGCCGTGTCATCAATCTTGGGAACTACGAAACCGCCCGTATTGGTGTCACGATCACGGTGCCGTGCGATCCAAGCACACTGAACGAGGCATATAGTTTTGCCACAGAATGGGTGTCGTCAAAAATTGACGAGGCGGTTAAGCTGGCTAAAGAATGATTGACAAATTGCTAGCCGTCTGGTAAGCTACGCGCTCTCGCCATCGCAAGGAGTGCTCATTGGCCTTAGTCGTGAAATCGACGGTCCCTCTGAAGCCTGTACCCGTGGTGCCCAAGAAAGACAAGGGCAAAGTTCCACCGTCTGGCAACCTGATGGAAGTTCTTGCTGGAATACGCAAGGACAAAGGCGACAAGGTCGTTGTCGCTGGGAACAAGATTCCGGTCGTGCGACGGATGCCGACTGGTATCTTCGAATTCGACTTCTATACCGGTGGTGGCTTCCCCTGTGGCCGCTACAGCATCGTCTACGGCCCTGAAAGTTCCAACAAGACCAACCTCTGCCTGAAGGCGGTAGCGAACGCCCAGAAGCAGCCTGCACCCTGTAACAAGGCCATCTGGGTCAACGTCGAACAGAGCTTCGACCCTGTCTGGGCTGAGAAGATGGGTGTCGATACCCAAGAATTACTGGTGGTGAATGCCGGATATGGAGAAGAAGCCATCGACTTGGTGGACGCGCTTGTCAGGGCTGAAGACGTGGCTATTGTTGTGGTCGATTCAATGGCTGGACTTATTGCCTCCAAGGAGATCGCGCAGTCGGTCGAAAACTACGACATCGGGACGTCGGCGCTCCTGATCAAACGCATGGTGAATAAACTCATGATTGCCTTTTGCGAATCGCAGAAGCGTGACCATGACCCGTGCGTCATCTTGATCAATCAGACCCGGTTCAAGCCGGGAGTGATGTTCGGTGACCCCGAGACGATGCCCGGTGGTGAGGCCCAGAAGTTCCTGTCCAGTCTCAGAGTCCGTGTCTACGCCAAGAACATCATCGATAAGGGCACCAATACGCTGGTGTTCAAGGATACGTCTGCCATCATCAAGAAGGCCAAGGTGCCCGTCAGGGCGACCAGTTTTGACTTCAAGCTGTGTGTCCATGCCCATGATGATTTGCAGGTAGGTGAGACAGACAGTTTCCACATGGTGAAGTCCTACCTACAGGCTCTCGCCTTCCTGTTGAAGACCCCCAAGGGGTACACCATCGGAAAGACCACGTTCCCGACGCTGACCGCGATGCAGGAACGGTATATGAAGGACAACAAGTTCAAGCTGCTTCTTCAGGGCATGGTCATCGATGCCTACAAAGATAAGTTGATGCTGGTGGAAGAAGCCGATTTTTCACCCAAGGAAGTGCAGCCGGGGACACCTGTGGGTGTGCAACCAATTGCAAATGGAGAGGAAGATGCCCAATGATTTGCCAGAGATGGTCAATCTGAAAGAGATAACCGTTGAGGAATTCATGGAGGAATATCGGCGTCTTGGCCATGCTATTCAGACTGGTGTCGGTTATGAACACGAATACGGGTCACAGGATGGTACGCCCAAGCATTTGCGAACGGGACTGGCCAATGTGATGTCTGATTTGGGTTCCATCGGTCGGTTGTTGATTGCCAAGGGAGTCATCACCGAACAGGAGTATTTCCACGCCATTCTTGAGGGATTGAAACAAGAAGTGGCTGTCTACGAACAGAGGTTGGAAGCACGTCTCGGGGCCAAGATTACGCTTGCATAGGAGAAGTCATGAGACAGATTGACATGCACCACGACGGGCACGACCTGAATGAGTCCATCGTTATCGTCACGGACGATCCGGACCAGAGTGGTGCCGCCCACAACTACGACCTGTCCATCAAGGGCACGAAGGTGGGCCTGATTCAGTTCCAGAAGGGTCCACGCAACGAAGAAGGCTCGACACCCGGTGTGACGGAGGCTGCGGTCTTGGCCATCCTCATTGACCGTCTCCGTGGCTTTCAGGCGGGTCCGTATGCCTGTCGGGAGAACGCCATCCAACTCACGAAGCTGGAAGAGACGTTGATGTGGACGAAGGAACGAGCGCACGCACGAGCGAAGCGCGGTGTGCTGGGCAAGAATGTCAAGTAGGAGTTACCGTGGACCTATCTTTTGATCAGCTACGTGCCGCCAACGTGGAGCGGTGTGAGACGGCGTTTCACTCGATTGAGGCGTGGGAGCCGTGGTCGTGGTCGAATGCGATGGCCGGAGAGTGTGGTGAAGCCTGTAATCTCACCAAGAAGATGCAACGCATCTGGCCTGCCAACCAATACATTCTGAACTGGAATAAGACCGAGGACCAGCGGTTGGAAGAGTTGGCTGAACGTCTGGCTGGGGAGATTGCCGATGTGGTGATCTACGCGGATCTGTTGGCCGCACGTATTGGTAGGTCACTCGGTGAGTGTGTACGTCAGAAATTCAACGAGAAGTCCGAGGAGATTGGTAGCCCAATTCGATTGCCATGAGCAGCAATCCGTATCTGAATCGGTTGGCCAACGCAGGGACTAATGCTCACGGGAAGAAGTCTGAGAAGCGGGTAGCCAAGTCCATGGGAGCCAGACTGCATCCGAATTCAGGAGCGATGCGTGGGGCGAAGTCGGATGCGAGTCTCCCCAAGTTCCGGATGGAGATGAAAAGTTCGACCACGAAGACGGTGCCCATCGACATGGCGTGGCTCGTGAAGATCGCTCATGAAGCGTTGGCGCACAATCAAGCACCGGTCGTGGTGGTGTCCTTTGTGGACCCGAGAGGTGAACCCCGCATGAAGCAGTACGCGGAGTGGGTGATGATGCCCAAAGCCGTGTTTCAGGAGTTGACGCATGAAGACTGAACTGCGAGTGGCTTCGCATACCATTGTTGGTGGAGCCATGGTGGTGGAGATTTGGCATGATGGAAAGTTCATCGGCCAAGTGACTGGTGCAGATGGGCCGGGAGTGCGGGTGATTTCGAAGTATCCGATGCTTCCACAGTGGCATGCGGATCAGGCGATCAAAGCGGTAGAAATCAAGATTGCTTCTGGTGATTAGTTATGCCGAAGACGAAGTATGCCACCCTCGTGTTCAGTGATGGACGCCTACTGACCGTGACGGTAGCCGAGGAAGGGTGGCCACCGGTTATTGAACACACGGATATCAAGGCTACTGGGGCGACTCATCGTGATAAGACGCTGGTGGTCCGAGAGAAGGTCGTGAAGTTTCGTTACTACGGGTGTCAGTACGGTATTGGTGCCTATGTTGAGCAACCCTAATGTCGTCGTGGCTGTATAACGCTATCCATCAAGCGACTTACCCCAAGCACTCCATCATCGGGGTATTGAAGCGTCAGTTGGGTGGCCAGCAACCCGGTCGCTCGATGAAGATCGTCCACGCATCGGACGTGACCAAGGTGGATTTTTGTCCGAGACGGTGGGCACTGTTTGATCTGTTTGAGAAGGAAGCTCAGCCTCAGTATGTGGCGACGGCTATGGACGTGACCTACCAGATGGGATTCCATGCCGAGACATTGGTGGTCGAGGAATGGGCTGGAGATGCCGTGGTGGGCAACTGGAAGTGCCGCTGGTGTGATGAGCAGCGGTCAATGGTGCCCAAGCCCTCGGGCTACTGCAAGGTCGTGCCAGAGAGTGCCATCCCCATCAGGAGACACTGGTGGAAGCACCTTCAGATGGTGGTTGAGGCTCCTGAGTATGGGATTCAGGGTGGCGTCGATGCCCTGTTCAACATCGGTGCTCCGCAACTGACGATTACCGAAGTCAAGACCATGAATCCCACGGAGTTTGAGGCGATTGTGGCACCATTGCCTGAGCATCGACTCCGGACCAATCTCTACATGTGGATTCTGGCCAATTCCAAGCATCCGTTCAAAGACAAAATTAACGTGCAGGAAGCCCGTGTGCTGTATATTAGCCGGGGCTATGGAAAGCTGAACGCCGAGTGGAACGAGATTCTGCCGTTCAAAGAGTTTGTCGTCAAGCGGAATGACCTAGACCTGAATGAATTCCTGAAGAGAGCCAAAGCATTGAAGGTGTTTCGGGATCAAGGTCTGATGCCCAGCGGCATCTGTGCGACGGCATTGGACAAGATTGCTAAGAGTTGCAGTGTGTGTGCTCCCTGTTTCTCGGGTAAGTATTCGGCTGGTAAGTATCCGCCAAAGGTTGAGTGATGATCTGGTTGCTCGTATTCGTGTCGGTGTTGGTCGTGGTGATTCTCGTCGTGGTGCTCTGGCTTCTCTATCGTTTTCATGAACTGGATGCGCTGATGCAGAAAGCATCGGTGGTGATTCATCGGGTGGACGAAGAACTGCCGGAAGTGGTCAAGGACCGCATTTGTCAAGAGTTACCCGATATCCTCATGAAGCGATTCGATCAGGATCTCCCGAGTTGAAGACGGTCGGAATAGACCCTGCGACCACCACGGGCATGGCCTTGGTGGGGAACGGTGGGGACCGGGGTAAGACGGTTCATGTCCCGAAGCTGCGGGGGTTTCTGCGGCTGCAACTGATTGCCAATGAAATCTCCGAGACGCTGTTGGTGTGGGAACCGGAGTTTGTGGCCATCGAAGACTATGCCTACGTGAAGAACGTGGATGCCTTCATCACATTGGTGGAGGTCGGGACGGTCATCCGGATGACCATGAAGGAACTTGGCGTTCCATGGGTGGATGTGCCGCCTGCGGTCCTGAAGCGATGGACCACTGGCAAGGGAAATGCAAAGAAAGACGAGATGGCCGTCGCGGTTAAGAAGCGATGGCAGTTTGCTAGCCACTCACACGATATCGTGGATGCTATTGCCTTGGCCCAGATGGCGCAGCTTGGGTGGCCGGGAATTCTGGAAATAAAAGGTGTGACGGTGGGCTGGAAATAACCTTGAATTGTGTTGACAAACGATTTTCGGCTGGATACAGTGGACCTACCCTAAATTTGGGGTCTTTCGTTGGGCTGTAGTCCAAGGAGTGGAAAGGGAGAGGTTATGACAATCGGAGCATTTCGCAAGTCGGTGGGCAAGACACTCACCACGAAGTCGGTAAAGACCGCCATGCGCGTGGCGTCGAGGAATACGCAGCGGACCCAGATCGCGCAGGCCGCTGTCGCCCTGAAGGGTGATACGGGACGGCTGATTCAGAACATGGGTCAGTATCTGTTGGGCCTTCAGGCCACACAGGAGATGAAGGACGGGGCGTTCCAGACGCTCGGTGATATCGGTTATGACCTGACCGTTCTCGCCCGTACCCTCAAGGTCAAGTTGCCATCCAGCACGAAGAAGTCCAAGTTGGTCGGAACCCGGTCGGCGGCTCTGTTGCAGTTCGACAGCCTGACGACTGAACTGTTGCGTCAGGTGGAAGTCGGCGTGTTTGGTAGCCCGAAGATGACCAGCATCAAGAAGATGGTCACCAATCCCAGCAAGGGTGGAGCGAAGGAAGAGCGCGACGTGGATGTGGTGGACGTCGAGGCCGACAAGGCGGCAGAGGCAGAACGTCAGACACAGATGAAGTCGTTCTTGTCTGGAGCCATCGACGTGTACTGGAGACTCTGCTTCGACGTGACGGGCAAGGCTCCGGCAGCGGTGCTGGACGCCAAGTTCGCTCGGATGAAGGCGCAGTATCCAAACGTCGAGTTTGAAGCCGAGAAGGAGGCTGTTCAGGCGTAAGCCGGGACAGTCTCCCCTTGACAAATTCTGGGGAAATCGGGTAGACTTACAGCACGTTGATTTTGCCCAAGAGGGGCACAGGAGAGTAAACATGTCAGAAGCAGAAGGGGCTGTGGCAACTGAGGCCAAGTCCGAGACGGCAGTGATCGGGAAGAAGAAGGTCGAGAAGACGGGCAACCTGATTCTCGATATCGCACACGAAGTCGAGACGTTGACGAAGACGAAGGCCCTCAACGAAGCGGATCGGTTGGCCGAGAACATCGAGGTCAACTACTTCAAGCTCGGGGGCATCCTCAAGCTCATCAACGACAATTCGTGGTTCGAAGGCTTCGAAGCGTTCGATGACTTCGTGGAAGAGAAGTATGGGTTCGCGTCCCGCAAGGCACGCTACCTGATTTCCATCTACGAGAACCTCGTCACCAAGATGATCCCGTGGGAGAAGGTCAGCCACTTGGGCTGGACCAAGCTCAAGGATCTGGCTCCGGTGCTGACACCGGAAAACGTGGATGACTGGGTGGCGAAGGCCGAGAAACTCACGGTCAAGGAACTTCAGGCGGTGCTGAAGGCCGAGGCCGGTGAGGGTGGAGAGAAGACCCAGAAGACCACGGAAGACGTGATCAAGATCAGCTTCAAGCTGAAGGCGGATCAGGCCGATATCGTGACGCAGGCGTTGGCCAAGGCCAAGGGTGAACTGCACACGGAATTTGACTCGGTCGCTATCGAGAATATCTGCTCAGGCTACGTGGGGGGCACGTCAGCGGTGGCCAAGCCCTACAGTCTGGATGAGGTGATTCAGGCGACGGGGTTCGAACCGATGCTCAAGCGCGTGGCGGAACTGTTCCCGCAATTCGATATCACCGTCGCGCCAATCGAGGGCTAAGGCGTCAGTTTTGCGGGTCGGGGTGGCACTGTGCCAGCGAATGGTGGCGGGAACTGCTAATCGCAACCCTGACCCGCAAATGTTTTTAGGCAATCGATTGCAATGGCGACGATGTGCATAAATAAGTGTGGCCGTCAGAGGCAACACACGATTTCTCAACTGTGTCGGCGGTGTGAGAGGGAACGATTAGGTCAGTCCTGCCTTCCAAGTAACAACCCGAAGGGCAAAGGGAAGCATTCTCAAGAACGTCGAGTCAAACGAACGCCGTAGAGGTAATCCTATGCCAAAAGAACGCATGAATGGGACGGTTGTCAGGCTCATGATGGACAAGGGTTTCGGGTTCATCAAGGGTGAAGACAGCAAAGAATATTTCTTCCATCGGTCTGCCAGTCAAGCATGGGATGAGATGCAGGAGAACACGCCTGTTACGTTCTCGCCCACGGAAGGCCCCAAGGGTCTCCGCGCCGAAGACGTGCGACTCCAGTAACGACCCTACTGTCAAGACGGTACTTGACAAACCTTTTACCTTGTGTAATACTCACTCCCGTGGCTGACTCCCCCAATTCGAAACCTACCCGCGAAGAAATCATCGAACATCTTGAGCTAAACAGGGCGGCAGAGCGTTTGTCTGTCATCATGGCACGCTTCAGACATTCAGGTGTCGATTCAGAAGACGTCAGAGCCCTGAAGAGGGGCATACTGGCGTTACGTTCGTACGGTAGTATCGATGAGGTTCGACGCAAGCTCACCAACAAGGTCATTGAGGACATCGCGGAACAGGGCTACAAGGAACACGGGTGGAGAGAGCGCATTCGCGCTATCATCGTGAACACGCTGTGTGGTCCGAGACCAGAACTCACTGAGAGACAGATTTTACAGGCAGCAGCGGAGGCTGCACCTGTACAAGAGACTGATGCGAGTCCCAGACGCATCACAAACGGTGCCTGACATTCGTGTTGGGTGTCAGTGCCGTCCACAACACACTCTGGGAATAGGTAGGAAGATCACATGCGTAAGTACGTAGGTATGCTTGCGTTGGCGATGGCGCTGTTCGTGCCGCAAGTGGCGGGTGCAGCGACCATCACGTTCATGCAGTTTCAGGAGGTTACGTTCAACGCTCCTGTGGATTTCGTGAATGACGGATCAGGGAACACCAGCATCACCGTCACCAATATCTTGGTGGATGTGGGGCTGGATGAGACGTTCTGCTTGAACGTGGGTTGTGACGGGTTCGATGATACGCAGGATGTCACGTTCAACTTGAACGCCGCGAGCACGGCACCGGCAACCGAAGTCGGCGGGGTGGTCACGCAGAAGTATGCGGGGTCATTCTCGTTCACGCAGGGTGGAATCAATTTGCTGACTGTGACGTTCAGCGATGAACTGAGCGGTTCGACAGGTGGTTCCAATCCGGGACTCAATGCGTCAGACCCGCCCGATACGTTCTCGGGCACGTCGGATGTACTGGACCCGGATCTGTTGCTTGCGCCTCGCGGGTTCGCGTTCAGTTTCTCGGCGTTTACGTCTGATGCGCCGGGTGGTGGTCTGCGAATCGTGGATGCGTCCGTGGCGACCGGCACGGCTGATATCAGCGGTACGCTGAATGCCAGTCCGTTGGAAGTCAGTGAAGTTCCGGAACCGGCTTCACTGGTGCTGCTCGGTTCAGGCTTGGCGGCAATTGCGACTCGTGTTCGTCGTCGGCGTAAGGCGTAAGTCCGACTGACTACCCTCTCGGCGTGGGGTGCCGCACGCTCCCCGCGTAAGTCCTGTCGGTCCCGAACAGGCGAGATTCGGGACAACTTCTCGTTCTGGGAGATTACGGTAATGCGGACACTCATCAGTAGCGTAGTCGTGCTCTTTGCGCTTCTTTTCGGAGTGACGCCAGCAAATGCAACGTCCATCGCAATTACTGGTAATACGTCCTTCACGGTGAACTGGCTGGTGGAGCTTGACGATCCCAATCCGGATCTGAAGGCATCAGCGACGTTCACGGTGACGAACTTTACGGACACATCGTTTGATTTGACCATCAGCGATATCGAGAACAACACAGCGACCAGTCCGGACATCAATGCTCGGCTGACGAGCTTTGGGTTTGGCCTGACGCCTGATGCCACAGGTTTCACCAATCCGAGTGACGGAGATATCTACAAGTGGGGTTTCACGAACTTCCCCGGTTTTCAGGAAGTGGATGTCTGTGGTTACGCGGGTGAGAACTGTGCGGGTGGGAGTAATGAAGGACTGAATCAGGGAGAGAGTACGGACCCCGGTGACCTCATGTCGATCACCATCTCAGGTGACTGGACAACGGGCGTCATATTCAGTCCGGTTGCGGCGAAGTTCCAGACGGCGATTGGGTCATTCGAAACGGATGGTGACAACCCACCGCCCCCGCCTCCACCGCCGCCGCCCCCACCGCCTCCACCACCACCCCCACCGCCACCTGATGTGGTGCCGGAGCCGGGGACGATGGTGCTGGTCGGGACAGGTATCGCGGCTCTCGTGGCACGTAGAAGGCGTAAGCAGTAAGACCTCGACACCGGGCAATCATCGGTGGCATCCACGTCGGTCCCGAACGTGTCGGGGAATCGGGACAATTTCCATGCTTGATTTGACTGAAGACCAAACCCGTCTCCTGAAGCTCCTGCACGATCATGCAGAGATTGTGGCAGACCGTGGTCTGAACATGTCTCGTGACTCCATGCACGCCACTGAGTTGCACATGGTGCTCACCAGTGCAATCAAGTGCATTGAAGATTTGTCACGGTGGAGAACCGCACTGGTTGAAGCGGCCATCGTGGATTGGTCCATCTCCAACGAGAACATGGACGATCCGAAGAAGATGCTCAACGATATCGTGGTCAACAATATGCGGCAGGCACTGGACCCCTCCATCTCAGGAGACGCGGTGAAGCTCATTCAGCAGGGCCGTGAGGCTCTGGATGCGGAGTTAGAGCCACACCCTTGTGTGAAGTGCGGAGAACCCTGTCGCTGCGGTCACAGAAGACCCTGCATCGGTTGCTACGCGCATGAGTCCCCGTAATAAGGCTCGTCATAGTGCATGGAGTATGGAGTGGCAGGAAATCAAGCATGCACAGGGAATGTGTTCGACCTGTGGGCATCGCCCAGCCCCTATCAACCCGAAGACGGGACTGCCCATGTGGAAGTGCGATATCTGTCGAGCTAAATACAATTTGTACCAAGCGAAACGGTATCAGCAGTGCCGACCATCCCCGAAGACCTGATTCGATTCTTCTTCATACTCTGTGGGATGTGGGCGGTGGCGGCGGCTGGGGTGATGGGGTATATGGTGTTCGTGCTGCCCGTCATCAGGAAGTGGCGGCGACGGTTTGATCTGTGGATGGACGAGGTGTTCTGGTGAATACGGATGCCTACGTGCGTGAGCTAGAGACTACGGTGGCACGATTGGAGTCTTCGCTTAAAGAGGTCCGAGAGCGCAAGGACCATCGCATTGTGGAACTGGTGCAGCAGTTGTCTAGGGCGCGGGAAGAAATCGTGGTGGATGAGGAGTTGATTGCACACCGCACGCTCTTGCTGGAAGCCATTCCAGAATGTCCTCAGCATGGATCGTGTGTGCCGCATGCGTTGGAGTGGATTCAAAAAGCGAAAGAGTGCATGAATGATCGGGAGAAGTGAGCATTACGTCGCTATCAACATCAGTATTGGGCTGGTCATTGTTCTGACGCTGCTCGTCCTTGCCATTGTCTATTCCATTAAGCGGTCCCAGAAGATCAATGCGGCCATTTTGGATGTGCTGAAAGAATTCCCCGGTATCTCGGCTCAAAACGTCCGAGCCAAGCTGAAAGACCGCAAGATTATTGTCGGGTATGGGGATATCTATGTGCGCTTGGAGAAGCTCCATATTCGGAAGAAGGTGACCCGCTGGAATGTGCGTGGTGGCCCAGCGAGAGGTAATCTAGACCGTACTTTGTACAGGGTGATTTGACAGGTATTTGTCAGTATGGTACTAGACAATGCTTCATGCCCACATGCGAAACCTGTGTGTTCTGGAAAAAGGATTGGGGTGTTTGGGCGCATAATCGGTGGACTGGCCAGCATTTAGACCGTGGCTGGTGTCTGTTCCGAAAGCTCGACCCTCCCTTGACCATGCCAGCCACCGCCATCGTTTGTTTTACATACCAACAAGCTCCAGATCGACTAGAGGTTTTCTATGCCCCCGGTACCCAACCCAACAGCGCGGCAGGAAGCCATCCAACGCATGTTGGAAGCTCTCAAAACGCCAGTCAAGGAACTATCCAAATGGGAAGAAAACTTCCTTGAATCGGTGGCTGAACAGTTCGAAACCCGCCATTCTCTGTCCGAACGTCAGTACGAAATCCTCGACAATCTCTACAGCGAAAAGACGGGGTAGTCATGCCCGAACAATTGACTAATACGAAGCGAATTGATGAGTTGATTCGTGTGCTCCGAAATGGGACGCCCACGGAGCAGGAGTTAATGGAAGCGGCGGATAAGTTGCAGCAGATGCGGAACGATATGTTGCAACTGCAACGAGTGCTGAACTTGGTGGAGGAAGGTCTGAAGCCATGAAGATGCAACGATCTGCACCGAAGACACCGGGCACTCCCAGCCGAGAGCCTGACACGCCACGGGTGACGATCTCGTCTGACCCGTCACAGGTGGAAGTGATTTTGCAACCGAGTCCTGAGCAGCATGAATACGTGCGGCTGCGGTGTGGGTGTGCATGGATTGTGGAGCCGCATCGATTGTTACAGGTAGCGATATGCCCAATCCTCGCAAGGGCCGACGCCAACAAGAAAAGCTGACACGGGCCGGGGAACCGGAATTCGTGTGTCGGTGTGACTGCGGTGGCAAGGTCATGGGCGTTCGCCAGTTTGGTCGTCTGTTTTCGTGGTGTACGAAGTGTTCACAGGTCATCCGCGTGAAGTTGCCGTGATATTGCAATTGATTGCAAGCAAAGGAGTGCCATGCCGGATGTTCGTGAGCTATTCGGACTCGTACGAAAGCAGACGGCAGATGCCCGACAGGTATTTCAGAATCGAGTGAACAAGATTCTGCTCGACGCATCGAATGATGCTGATAGTATTGCCAAAGCTATTGGTGACGTGAGTCCTGATGAAGCCTTCGATGCGTGGGTCCGGAATTTGTTGGAGAATGCCAAGAAGCATAGGTGATGTATGAAGCATGCCCGTGGTGATTACAATCGCATCCAAGACCCTGCTGAACTGATTCCCGAAGACGAACCAGTGTTTCTGATTCGTGGTCAGGATATGGTGGGCGCATCGGTGGTGCGTGAATGGGCGAGAGCCAACGACCGTGTGGGTGGAGACCCTGAATTGTCGGCACTAGCGAACGCACAGGCTGATCGGATGGATGCGTGGCCGAAGAAGAAAAAGGCTGATGCGTAGGAGTAAAATAGATGGATGCCACGAGCCATGTTGGTGTTCATCGCAGTGCTATTTGGTGGGTGCGGCGACAAGCAGATCGTGGTTCCTACCGCCCATGAGTGTAACGCGCTTCGTATTGTGGGTATGGATGAACCGACGCCTGACATTACGCACACGTGCGGGGTGTTACCACTGGTGAAGGACAGTCCGTTGACCAAGGCTCAAGATGAACTCGATGCTTTGATGACTTCGTTGGAGTGCAAGAATGCCAGACCAGTGGCGTCGTTCATCGTGAATACGGTGGAGCCGCTGGTGGAGACATTGATGGGTAGTGAACGTCCACTGCTGAGACTCGCTGGTACTGCCTTGAAGGCATCGTTTGCAGGCCCGAAAGTAATGCTGGAAGTGGGTCGCAATTGCCCCGGTGGCCAGAACTAAGGCGACAGGTCATGGAAGTGTCGTGGTGCTGGACGTGCCGATGCAGCGTGCATGGATTTGCGAAGAAATGTCCACGGTGTGGTAGTCCGTTGGATAAGGTTTTGAAGGAACGCAAGGTTTGACGGGATGGGTGATGCCGACTAAGGCAAACATGCTACCTCTGGGCTGGGGAGTCAAAGGGGTCATCGCCAAGCGGTTAGCTCATCCCGTCAAAGGGAGTATGTGATGGCGTTTGAACGTCTACAGGAGCTAGGCGAAGAAAAATTCGGGAAGATTTTGAATCTGCTGATGCGAGGACATACCGCGATGGGTGTGGCTCGGACCCTTCAGCAACCACCGCCAGCCGGGTGGGGGCTGTTTAAGGGGCAGTCTGAGCGGACGTTGACCCGGCAGTTGACCCGGTTACGGTCTCATGCCGCAGAGGGTGCCTTCGGCCCAGAAATTGCCCAGCAAATTGCGGCGGGTGCGACTCCGCAGATCAAGTTGCTGGAGAGAGTGTCCGTCCCGGTGATTACACGGCTGGAAGAAATCTCCGAAATCCAGCGGAACCGCATCCTGAAGCTGGTGGAGAAAGAGAAATTGTGGGACACCACCAAGCCCATCATGAACGAAGTGCTGGAGGACTACCGCAAACTCCTACTGGATATTCAGAAAGTTAGGTTCGATCTAGGTCTGGACGAATTCAAAGGCCCGGTGAACATGACGACGATGCGTGGGGCGGCACAGTCTGTGACTATGCCTGACGGCACGAACGTCCAGAAGCAAGTGTTCGAAGCGATCACGATGGTGGATAGTATCTTTGACGCGAGGAAGATACCGCGTGGCGTTAATACTCAAACGTAAACGCCGCTTTCTTCCTGTCATCGTGCGGTGTCCCGCGTGTCATGAGGAGTGGTTGACGGCGATTATTGAGTTGGGAACGTGGTGGGCTGAGTCCCCCGAAATGTGTGCGTCACGAGTGATCTGTGAATATTGTGGGCAGGACGCTCCCATGCAGGTTGTGAAAAATGCTGGCAGTCTTGAAGACCATAGTAGCAGCCGGGTGTAAGCGACAGACGCCCGAGTACAGAGCTTATGCTAATGCCAAGCAACGATGCTTGAACCCCAAAGACAAGTCATTTCGTGACTATGGAGGACGGGGCATTACGTTTGGGTTCACGTCTTACATTCAATTTTGGAAAGAACTTGGGAAGCGACCTGTAGGCGGAACGCTTGAACGCATTGACAACGGCAAGGGGTATGAGCCGGGTAATGTGAAATGGGCATCCCACTTGGAACAGGCAAACAATAGAAGACCGTATCCACCCACGCATAAGAGAGTGGGTAAAGGTTACAGTTGGCATAAGAAGGGTAAGAAGTGGTGCGCCAAGATTAGGATCGGTGGTAAAGATTTTCACCTTGGGTCATTTAGTTCAGAACAGGAGGCTCGTTCAGCTTACGAAGTGAAGCTGAAAGAGATGGGAATTGCTTGTATTTAAGCGTGGACCGGGGAAACCCCTGAGTCCAGTTCCACTTGATGAAAAGCGGCTGGATGAGGTGAACGACCGTGCTCACCTGTATCTCAAGAAGTTTCTTGGCTACGATGCGGCTGAGAAAATCTGGGAGACGGGCCAGAAGATTACCGACCTGAGTGAACGGGCGATGTTTTACGCTCAGACCGTGGTGCATGTTGAGAGCGAGTTGAGCGGGAAGCCGTCACCGGCTCGTGATTACGTCCAGTACCGGTGGAAACCTGTCGGGATCAGGGAATTCATTTGTAGTCCGCACTACCTGAACAAAGAGAAGGAAGTCTATCCCGGTGTGCTGGAGGCCGCTGAGGAATTGAACGGTGGTGGCTACGTTGAGGCCATCATGACCGGGGGCATTGGCTCAGGTAAGACCACGCTGGCGCTCTACACGAACGCCTATCAGCTATACCTGCTGTCCTGCATGCACTCCCCGCACAAGCAGTTCAGGTTGGACCCGTCGTCGGAAATCCTACTCGTGTTTCAGTCCATCACGAAGCAGTTGGCGCAGGGTGTGGACTATCAGCGGTTCCGCAACATGATTGAGGGGAGTCCGTACTTCCTGAAGTCCTACCCGTTCCGGAAAGACCTGACGAACAAGTTGGTGTTTCCGAACCGTGTGGAAGTCGTGCCCATTTCTGGTTCAGAGACTGCCGCCATCGGCCAGAACGTGATGGGCGGGTTGATTGATGAGTTGAACTACATGGCGGTGGTGGAGAAATCCCGAGTCGCCGTGGATCGAGGTACCTATGATCAAGCCATCCTCGTCTATAACTCGATTAGCCGACGTCGAAAGTCTCGCTTCATGGAGAATGGGAAACTACCGGGCATCCTCTGCCTTGTCTCATCGAAGAAATATCCGGGGCAGTTCACCGACCAGAAGATGGCAGAGGCCGAGCGCGATCCAACGATATTTGTCTACGATAAGCGGGTCTGGGACATCAAGCCCGATGATTTTGGCAACTCCGGCTGGTTTCAAGTTTTCGCGGGGGACATGACACGGAAGCCGAGAATGCTTGGGAAAGAAGAAGAAGTTGCGGATGATGACCGACCGTTGGTGGTGTCGGTCCCCGAGGAATTCCGGCTGGAGTTTGAGAAGGACGTCATCAACGCCCTGCGTGAGATTGCTGGTGTTAGCACACTGGCTCGTCATCCGTTCTTCTTGGAGGTGGATAAGGTTCACAAGTCGTTCAAGCCACGTCAGTCCATCTTCAGCCAGCCCGTCGTGGACTTCGTCACGCAGCGACTGACACTGTTGAAGGCGAACTTCTGGAACCCCGAGGTACCACGGTTCGCGCACTGTGACTTAGCATTGAGCGGCGACAGTGCAGGGCTAGTTATTGGCACGGTGACTGGCTTCAAGAACGTGTCAGGTGATAAGGGACAGCCTGCCTACATGCCGAACATCTGGATAGACGGTGTGCTAGAGGTACGGCCACCGAAGAACTGTGAGATTCTGCTCAGCAAAATCCGTGAGGTCATCATCGTCCTGAAGAAGATGGGTCTGAACATCGTCTGGGTGACGTTTGACCAGTTCCAGTCCAGTGATTCGCAACAGATTTTGCGGCAGCAGGGATTGATTACCGGGCATCAGAGCATGGATGAAATCCCGAGTCGTGCCTATGACTTCCTAAAGACGGCGATGTACGAAGCACGGGTAGATGTTCCCGCGCATCTCAAAGCCCACCGTGAGATTTTGATGCTGGAGAAAGACGCGAAGACCGGACGCATCGACCACCAACCGGGTGGCAGTAAGGACTGTTCCGATGCGATGGCGGGTGTAGCCTACGGCCTGACGATGCGGCGGGAGATTTGGGGTTTGTATCGTATTCCGACTCTCATGATCCCGCAGTCCGTCTACGCCAATGTGGATAAGCTAAAGAAAGAGCACGAACAACCCAAGTACCACGCAGTGGAAGAGAGTGCCTAATGAATCATCGAGCGTGCAATAACATCGGGGGACGGTTCGTGGCCAATGGCCATCGTGTGACATTCGGTGGTGTTCCGTATGATATTCCACCAACACCGAACACACCGGACATGCACGGGCCGTTGGTGGCGTTCGCGTCTGCCGAAGACATCGGTACGCCTGAATTTGGGACGTGGTTCATGCGATCAGGTGAACAGCCATTCCGACCTACTGGTATTCACTGGCGCTCATGGTGGCCCGGTCGCTTCGCGCCTGATGGCACGTATTACATGAGCGGTAAGCGGGGTGATCTTGGTGAGGACAGTGGTCGGGCGTCGTTCTGGATGATCAGGACTGGTCAGGCGGCTGGTCCGTTTGCTACGGGCACCACGAACATCGAAGGCATCAGCGATTTCAAGGCCGATGGCCAAGGTGGATGGATTCCGATGTGGCAGAACCGGGGCAGGCCATTGATCGTGGAAATTAACCGCACGTCCTACCGATTGCCGTTGTGGACGCAGGCCGGTGAGTGGCTGTACGGACAGATGACCGGGGCCTACGGCGACCAACATATTGCCAAAGACCCGAGCGGTGTGTGGAGACTTGTCACCACCAAGACTCCACCGCCCATCTTCCCGTGTGTGAAGCAGCAGCAGGATGGGTCATTGCTGGTGGCGTGGGTGGGTGACAAGGAGTCGTTCATCTCATCGCATCAGGGATGGCCGGTGCTGGTGATTGAACCTCCGGTGGTGAAGCCACCGAAACCGCCCATCATTGAACCACCGATAGTGATTCCACCGAAGCCGAAACCACCGACTGAAATACGGTCATTGTTTCCGAAAATGGAGCGATTTATGAGCGAGACTGAATTGGTCGTGCGTGCCCTTCAGAAGCAAGTGAACTGGAACCCGAACATGGATGGACGAGGCCACCGTGCCATTTGGGGCAGTGTGCGGCCTGACGGTCCTCTCGTGAACGGCGAGGGGAAGGTCAAGATCGGGGACGAGGTGTCAAACGCCCCGCCTGATCCGCATGGTGAGCACCCTGAAGGTCCACAGGATGACGGCTCCGATGATCAGACGGAAGTGCGGCTCCGTATGCTACCGGGCGAACAGGGTGAGTCGCAGCTTCAACGTATCGACATTCAGTTCACCAACGGTGAGCGGTTGCAGTTGTGTGAGATGCCACCGGACAGTCCCGATCAGTTTGGTGAACTTCAGACTCGTGCTACGGACGCCATCGACATTCAGGAAATGTGGAATGATGGCATCTTGGGCAACGTGGAACAGGTGTTTCACCTGAGTGGTGGCGCACTCCGCGTGATTCGATGACCCGCCCATGGTTCCCGCGTATCCCGAGGTTCATGGTGGCCGAAGGCCCACCACCAGAGCCACCGACGACACCCGGCTGGCCGAACATGGACAAGCTGAACGCAGCCCGAGGTATCGAGATTGGGGCGTTGTATCAAGGCCATAACCTCATCAAGACGTGGGGAGACGCGGACGCTTTCAAGACGAACTGGGCATCGTGTTGCCGTACGTGGGTAGCGTCTCTGTGGGGCATCTGGATCAGTGACAACGGGCTGGACTGGCTGGGCAGACCGATGCGTGACCTCCCCTGTCATACGGCCTATCGGTTCCCGAGTGACGTGTTGGTGAAGCATGTCCAGAGCTACACCAGCATCCTCCGACCACCCGGCCACCGCTGGACGTATTCGAACGGGGATCATTGGCCATGGCAGAACACCTGTATCGGGGAACTGTTTGAGACCACGGTGGATGATGCCTGCCAGCAATATCTGATTAACCCGATGGGGGCATCGCTTCAGGCTGTCAGGAACCGAGAAGATGGCACACTCAGGGTGTATGGATCGGCCAAGGAGCAGACGAAGTTGGCTCGGATGCTACTCGATAACGGGTGGGCCAACGGGATGCAATTGATTGCAGGACCATATGCCGAACGGATTGTGGCGGGAGGGCCGGATGGCACAGGCTATCCGAACCCCTTGGAAGGGTATCAGACGCATTTGTGTAAGAACGGTCAGGCGTGGGAACTGAACATGCCCCGAGTTCCAGACTTGTTCATGGCTCGGGATGGGTCTGACGACTACAATAGCGGCCACGGGGCTATTGTGGGAGTTGAGAGTCTGAACGCCACGTTTGCGTACCGTGGGGCGTCACCAGAGAAGGTCTTTCCGTACGTGTTCACAACATAGGAGAACGCATGGACATTCAGAAGTTCTTAGACGAGAAGTTGGCCGAGAACCCGGAGGCCCAGAAGTACGTCGAGAAGTTGTGGTACATTCCCCATGGCGAGGCACCGCCACCCGAGGTGACGCACACCATCCGGTTGTCGTCTGTGCAGTCCCCAGTGCAACGAGAGATTACGGTGGGGCTGGTAGTCAAGCCACCCTACGCAGCCGCCTTGGACGCCCTTCTGGCGACCGCAGCGACCCAGCCACGGCAATAGCTCAACAGCAGGCCAGTCTAACCGCTGGCCTGCCTACTTGACAAATCAACGAGGGTTTGGTAAAGTAGGGATATGAATTTAGCCCATGGAGGGGAACCGATGACAGAGCCAGAGATTCTGGACGACGATCAAGAAGTTCAGTTGCCAGTGGATGAGTGCCCCCGCTGCCACAAAGTGGCGGAACTTGACGGTGATTCTGAGGCGGGTATCGAGTTTACCCAACCGATCTGTAAGAAGTGCCGCGAGTGGTGTATTCAAGATTTTCAAATGGACGACTTCGACCGTGCCTACGAACGGGCTCGGGCGAATGGATGGGAGGACTAATGGAATCCCAAGTTCCCGTCCGTTACGTGTGCCTGCATTGCCAGTGCTACATTCCGGAGTCCGTGGTGGACCTGCAAGCGATGGTTCACACGACGACGCAGTATTATCCGAACCGCGTGATCAAGAGCTTCGAACGCCACCCAGTGCGCGTGGAGTTTCTAGATACCCGCGCCGAGATGACCGAGGCCGACATGGATGCTATGGCGACCTATTACCAACAGGTGACGCAATGAACTGGGCGCTATTGAAGGAGTTGGGAGCGAAGGCGACTCAAGGTGCGTGGACGACCGCTGACACGTCGAGCGGTGGCCGTATCTTGAAGCGTGGCAAGGAGAACCCGGTCAGTGAGCGTCACCCTCAGTCGCACTTGCAGATTGTGCCTGCCGAGGATGCCGATTTCGTGGCCGCACTGGTGAATGCGTGGCCGGAGATTGTGGCCGACCGTGAGAAGGATCAGGAGCGTATCAAGGAGTTGGAGCAGCGGATCGGGTATTTGGAAACTGATCTGGAGACTGAGGACATATGAAGTACGTCAACACGATTCACGGACGAGTGCCGCTGTGGCGGTGGCGGCTGAAATGGTGGCTGATCGGGAACCGAGAGATATGGTTCAAGCTCGTGTGTATGGCCCGAGGCCATCGCGTGGTGCCTGACGTCAATCGGTTGTATTGCGTGCGCTGTCACCGGGTGGTGCCGCGATGAACCGACGAGAGATGATGCGGCGATTTTCCTGCGTGAATTCGAAGGAGACGGCTATCCGCATGGCGGATTTTAGTCAGGAGAAGAATGGCGCTCGGGTGCAGATGGTCGTGGTGAAGTGGGGCGACGACTTGTTCATCGTTTTCAATTGGAATACGACCAGTAAGGACTTCGACGTGGTGAGAACCATGCCGGTGGTGTATCAAGCGAAGACTGCTTGACAAATGTGCTATTATCTTTGCATGCTCAGGAGGAGCTTGAATGCCGAGACAGATTGCACCACGGCTGGCGTCGGGAGAATCCCGTATTAACTGGGGTGGACGGTTACCATCACATGTGAAAGCGGCTTTGCGGGTGATTGCGCGAGACGAGAAGAAGTCGATGTCGTGGGTGATGGAAGAAGTCGTGATTGACTATTTTTCGTTGAAGCGTCCGAAGTATCGCAGTCGGAAGGTGGCCTGACCCGGAAGGTGGACACGGGCCAAGCCACTGTTGGTAGCGCGTTACCTACTGTTACCGCACGGGGAAACGCTTCGCGGCAAGCTCGTCCACGTAGGCGTTGTGTTCTGCGACCGTCTTGGGACGCCACTTGTAAGGCGTGTGGCCCTTGGGTGGCCGCACCACGGTCTTGGTGGGTGACCCATCGGACGGGAGCACGTCGGGTGTCCAGTCGGTTGGCACGCCACTGACCCCGCCAGCCTGTGCCGCAGGATGTGATGTTGGCTTGAACGGGGATGCTGGTTTCTCGGACGCAGGCGACTTGGTGTCGGCTGTGGTTTCGGTCATGGTGTTGTCTCCCGAGAAGATGATACAGCAAGTCGCGTGCCGAGTGGGTGATTATGAACTGGCGCTGTTTTTGGCTCACACACTTGTGGTATCCGTGGGATTGTGAGAGCCCACAATGTCCATTGCCGCATCGTCAATGTGCTCGGTGTGGAAAGAGACAAACGTATTATGGCCCATTGGGAGGATGGAGGACGCAATGAAGAAGCGGGTTCAGGTCATTCGGTGTTGGCCGGTGTGTAAGCGACCGGGGTGTGGAAAGGCAGCGGCAGTTCAACGGTTTGATAGCCCGTTCAGAGGTTATTGCAGTTCGAAGTGCCATGGTCTAGGCGAGGGATGGCTCGTGCAATCAGTTGCACAAGGGAGATGACATGGCCGAGGTCGTAGTTCAGCAGAACGTAGTAATAAAGGTGACAGAGTCCGAGTGGAAGCTGATCATGAAGTGTCTGGCGATGATGGCTGGAGTGGAAAATCTCAGAAACATCCCGGAAGAAAAGGAAAAGGCGGCTGCGTTGAACAAGCAGTTGCTGGGTCAGCGGGTGTATGTTCTGCGAGGGCAGTTGAAGTCGGCTGAAGATGCGCTGGCCAACACGGAGAACGAAGATTCGCAGGAGGATTCGTTGCCTGCTAGGATGGCCGAAGCTGTAAATCGGGTGAGTGCAGTAGGGAGTCAGGGGCCGGAAAAGATTGATGTGGGTCGCAAGATTGGGGACTGACATGACTACTCTCGTAGTTAAACAGTGCTTTGTCTGTCAGGGCACTGACGACCATGTGTCGGAGATGACAGACGGAGTGTCACGTCATCTGGTGTGTGACAGTTGCCGCCCATTGGTGAACATCATGTTCGCGGTGTATGGGAAGCTGGGAGTAGCGGTGCTGGAGGCGGCTCAGGCGAAGCGCGGATCGAGAGATTGACAAATGATGCCACTGAGGGTATACTTCAGGAATGATTACGCTGGCTCAGAACCGTGTATGGGTCATTTTTGATGATGCCCCAGAGGACTTTGGACCGGAAGGCATCCTCGGGAATGTGGCCTATGCTAGTAAGCTGGATGCTGACTGGGAATTGGGTCAGTTGAAGTCTGATAAGCCTTACGAGCACCAGTATTGCAGCGTGAAGGGGCTGCGTATTATCCCGAAGAAGAAGGTGAAGCGGTGACGTGGCTGTTGTTGGTTATGGGGTGTTTCCCTAGAACCATTGGTGCGTTCGTGTCAGGTCTGTTCGGGGTGAAGAAGGTGAAGCGATGAGAGTGGGGTTCACGGGCACGTCGGCAGGACTGACGAACGATCAGTTGATTCAGGTGCATATGCTGTTGGGCGACCTGCAATTTGGTGGGGCGACACAGGCCACCCATGGCATGTGCATCGGTGCCGATGAACAGTTCCATGGTCAGGCCAAGGGCTTCGGCTATTTCGTGATTGGTGTGCCCGGTGTGAACTTCAAGGGTGATCCCTTCAAGCGTGCCAACGTGGTCTGCGATATGGTGGTGCCGCCGAGACCGTTCCTTGTTAGGAACCGGGACATTGTGGCCGAGTCCGATGTCATCATTGCGTGCCCGAGGGAGACGACGGAGCAGTTTCGTGGCTCCGGCACGTGGGCGACTATCCGATACTCTCGACAGGCCAAGAAGCCGCTGGTAATTGTGTGGCCGGATGGTTCAGGTATCGTGGAGCATGTGGCCGGTGTGAAGACGTTGGCCGAGTATCGAGAGATGCAGCATAAGGAGAGTCATGAGCGACGAACGGAAGTACCAATTACCCCCTGAACTACCGTCTGAAGACCCACAGATGACGGTGGAGGCCCTGAAGCACGTCGTACAGGAGTTGACCCACAAGATTCACTTTCTCGTCCAGTGGGCCGACGAGAAGGGTCTACTGGAAGACCATCAATTTGAGTTTCCGGATGGTGACGTGTGGAAAGCCCGAGACGTGGAACCACCGAAATGAGAACGGCGATCATCCTCGTGGGAGTTGTGCTCATGGTGGTGGGGTACATCGTGGCGTTGTGGGTAGTACCTGATATTGTGGGATGGGTGGATTGACAAACGCCAGTTAGTGTGAGACAATGGTTTCAGTGAGGTGACGGATGCGTTAGACAAGGAGCCGGGAGTAGGGACCAGCCGACAAGTACCGTGGGCACCCTGAAGCGGCATCAAACCAGCGCGGACTCGACGGGTGGCAGAATCCTATGCCGGGTAGGGCCACCCCGGAGAAATCCCGGCCTCAGTCATGGAGGACAAATGAGCAATAATATATCCCGTCGCGGCAATTCATCGTGGGTGCATCAAGCGGTGCTGGTGAACGGTCAACCGGTCCCAGCGTGTAAGCCTGAGCCGGTGGCACGGATCGCAGGGTGGCAGGCCGTCGAGTTTGCAGTCAATTGCACGGAGTGCATCGAGGTCGAGGCCGAGGAAGGGTATTACGACGCAGCCAACGAGCCGTTGGTGGTGTGGAGGGGCCTGTAATGCTCTACACGCTTACGCTCAAGCTGGAGGCATATCACAAGCCGTCTGAGTCGTGGCACGTCCATGAGGTCAAGCACGGGGTCCGAGCGGTGTCTCGGAAGCACGCGCTGAACAAGGGGCTGAAGGTGGTCACGTCGTGGCCGGGATATCAGGACCGGGTGAACGAACCGGACTGGCAGGTGGGAGCGGAAGCCACACTTGACAAATCAGACCGGGCATGAGATAATTGTTTTGTTCGGTAAGGCTTGGTACGGTGGGCCTTGGCTGGGCACGGTGTGGTGGGGCATGGTTTGGTGCGGCGGCTCATGGAGGAGCGGTTAAAAATGACAAAACAAGCAACGATTCACAATCCAACAAATTTCGACCCGGCGAATTACGAGGTCGTTGACTATTTGGACAACAAGCGTCCCGGCTATTACGGTCAAGGGATGGAAGCGTTCGAAGCCGAAATCAAGTTCTGGGAAGCCGACATGCTGAACACCTTCGGTGCCGACTGGCGCAAGAAGGTTCGTCGCTGCATCCATTGCGGCAACGGTCGCGTCCGCTGGATCACGGCCACCAAGTATCTCCCCACGGATGAGACGGTGGTCTTCGGGTCTGATTGCACGTCGCGGCTGGAGTTCGCCAACAAGATGGAGTGGAAGCTGGCCGTCCTGAAGTCCAAGGCGGAAGCGGGTCATGCAAAGATGAAGGTCTGGAATGCTCGTGTCAAGTTCCTTGACGCGAACCCAGCGTTCGTGACAGCCATCGAGCAAGCGAAGAACGACATTCATGCGAAGAACAGCTTCGTGCATGACGTGATCAGCAAGCTGAACATCTACGGGAGCTTGAGCGAACGTCAAGTGTCGGCGGTGCTCTCGTCCCTGAAGCGCGACGTGGACACGGCAGCGGCCAAGGCAGTAGAGGCCATCGAGGTCAAGGGAGACGCCCCAGAGGGCCGCGTGACGGTCACAGGGGTGGTCCTGAGCACGAAGCTGGTCGAGAGCATCTACGGGAATACCCGGAAGATGCTGGTCAAGCTGGAGAACAATTCGCGGGTGTGGGTGACTGCCCCGTCGAAGGAGCACATTGAACGGAACGACACGGTGACGTTCACGGCGACGTTCACGGTCAGCAAGGACGACAAGAGTTTCGCGTTTGGTTCCCGGCCCGTGCTGGTGAGCCAAGTGGCGGCAGCGTAATGTGGCGGGGTAGGGCTAGGTGGGGTCTGGCAAGGTCTGGTGAGGCGGGGCTTGGCTATGTCGGGCGCTGTATGGTAAGGCGAGGTAAGGCACGGCGAGGGGTGGTAAGGCGTGGCAGGGCTGGGTCCGGTTTGGTAGGGTGTGGCGGGGCAGGGTAGGGTGATGATTGACATATTTCATCCTAGTGTGTAAGCTACCAACTCCGTGAGGTGCGGTCGGGTGTGGCAGGGTACGGAAAGGTGAGGCTAGGTGGGGTCAGGTCTGGCAGGGTCTGGTTTGGCAAGGTGAGGTTAGGTCGGGCACGGTAAGGCGTGGCGGGGTAGTGTCGGGCACGGTATGCCATGGCCGGGTGAGGCAGGGCAAGGTCAGGCAGGGTGCGGTCAGGCAGGGTGCGGTCAGGCAAGCCAAGGTAAGGGTTTTGAAAACAAGGAGTGTTGCAGATGAAGGTAGTCAAGTGCAGGATTCAGGGTGTCGGGGCAGGATTGCTCATGCACAGGTTCCCGTTGGAACCGATTGAAGCCATCGAGAAGAAGACGGCTCAGGAGCAGGCAGAGATTTCTGCGTATCGTGATCCCGTCACGAAGTCGCTGTATGTTCCAGCGGTGAACATCCAGCGGTGTTTGGTGAACGGGGCGACGTTCAGCAAGGGGAAGGGCCGAGCGTCGTTACAGAAGCAGGTTGCGGCCTGCGTCATTGTGGGGCCGGAAGAGCGGTTGCCACTGTTGGCTGAGTACGAGATAGCTACGTGGGGTCTTTGCTCTGCCTACGAAGTGTCCAGCTTGTCGGTCGTTATTCCGGCCACGAAGGGACGAGTCCTTCGGCATCGTCCTCTGATCAAGAAGTGGGCAGTTCTGTTTGAGGTCGAGTATGACGAGCGGCTGTTGACCGAGGTACAGTTGCGGCGAGTCGTGGACGACTCAGGCACTCGTGTGGGGTTGCTCGATTTCCGTCCCGAGAAGAAGGGGCCGTATGGCCGATTTGTGGTCACGCTCTGGGAGCCGTTGGGCGGTAAGGATGAACCGGAGTTGCCGGAAGTCGTGGACGAAGAGAGCGACGGAGCCGAAGAAGCTACTGAAGGGTAAGGATGGCTTGGTTAGGTCTGCCATGGCGGGGCGTGGCGGGGCCGGGTATGGCTAGGCGAGGTTTGCCATGGTGCGGCAAGGCGGGGCGAGGCATGGTCCGGTTCGGCGTGGCAAGGTTGGGTAAGGTGGGGTCAGGCATGGCACGGTGCTGTACGGCAAGGCGGGGCAAGGTTGGGCTAGGCGCGGTACGGCATGGCAAGGTGCGGTGCGGTTGGGTGTTGCGTGGCGGGGTTGGGTTCGGTGAGGTGAGGTCGGGTATGGCCGGGTCTGGCTTGGCGTGGTTTTGCGAGGTCTGGTGAGGTCAGGTGCGGTCGGGTAAGGCGCGGCGGGGTTAGGTTTGGCTTGGTAAGGCGGTGCCGGGTGAGGTCAGGTTGGGCAAGGCAGGGTGTGGTGTCAGGGCCGGGGGTAACATCCCGGTCCTATTTCCAAGGAGTGGAATAGGGTGAGCGCGAAAAGAATCGTGATGCTGGATTTCGACGGAGTCATCAACCGGGTGAGCAATATCGGGTATTACATCGGGACGGCATACGAGCCACCGATTGAGCGGCAGTTGGCCCTGCGTGTGGGCAACATGGTGAACAAGCTCGATGCGTCGGTGGTCGTGAGTTCGGATTGGCGGCACAGCTACACGCTGGCGGAACTGCGACAGTTTCTCGGGGACTACGCTGGCATCGCAGCCAAACGTGTCCTTGGAACGACGGAGCGGGGTGGTTGGAAAAGCGTCCGTGGGCAGGAGATTGAGAACTGGCTCAAGGAGGCTGGAGAGCCGGTGCGGCTGGCGGTGCTGGACGACAATCATCTTGGCAGGTTCAACATGGACCGGGTCAGACCATGGTTCGTGAAGACGACGCCACAGGTGGGTGTGTCCGAGGCGAATATCAAGGATGCGAGTCGGTTGCTGACGACAGGGCCGATCTTCTCGATGCAATCAATTGCAGAGGGTGAATTGACAAACGCCTGAGTAGGGTGCTAGAATGGTCTTTGTTCGTAGCTCATGGAGGAGTGGATATGGCAGACATGACTGTGGCAAAGACCATTTTAGAGCAGCTTGGCGGGGGGCGGTTTATCGCCATGACCGGAGCCAAGGAATTCGTGGGAGGCGATCAGTCGCTGTCTTTCAGGTTGCCGGGTGGCGGTGGCCGGGTCAAGGACGGGGTCAATTACATCAGAATCGTGCTCAACGGTCGTGATCTGTATGATGTGGAGTTTTCACGGGTCAGGGGCCGGAAGATGACGCTGGTGACCAAGGAGTCGGATATCTACGATGACAAGTTGCAGACCGTGTTCACGCGGGTGACCGGCCTGAACACGTCGCTGGGCACCATGAGGGCGTTTCCGGCGTCGGCGGAGAGAGCGTTCAACAATCGTCACGAAGACTGAGGGGCTGGCATGAATCTGTATCAGGAAGCAGCGGAGTTCGGGTTGAAGAAGGCCAACGAAGAGTTGGCAGGGCAGGAGCCGGAGGTCGGCAAGCTGTTGGCCAGAGCACGGTACTGGACGGCATGGTGGGCTGGCAGACGAGCGTCCGATGCCTTGCTGGACGAAGCCATCCGTGTCGGTGTGACCCCGGAGCAGTGGGAGGCCCTGCGGAAAAAGGCGGCTGAAGTCGCCTTCGACTGAGGAACCTATGGCAAAGTATCGAGTGAGTGTCGTGGTTGAGGTCAACGTCAGGGATGGCTCTACGACGGCTGTGGAGGCTGCTGAGGCGACTGTGCAGCGGGTGCTGGACCGATACGCCAAGCGGCTGGACGCGGTCGCTGGAGCCGACTATGGGACCGTGAGTGAGGTCGAAGGCAGTTGACAAATGATTGGACTGGTGGTAGACTGGTTGAAGTAAGGAAATGGCATCGCGTGACGGCTACCAATGCGCGGGGCAGACTAGGAGAGTAGCGGCTGAATGGGGCCAGCTTGATATGCCCCTTCACATTTTGCTCAAGGAGTGAGCCCTGATGTTCAAAGCCATGCTCGCAGGCAAGTTGGATGCCCCGTTCGTGGTTGCTAGAGGCCGGTTTCCGGTACTCGCGTCCCCGAAGCTGGACGGTATCCGCGCCACCATTCAAGGTGGCGTCGTCATGTCTCGCAGTCTCAAACCTATCGCCAATCTTCACGTGCAAGCCCTGTTGAGTCGTCCTGAACTGGAAGGGCTCGATGGGGAGTTGATCGTGGGTGACCCCACGGCGGCAGATTGCTTCCGAGTGTCGTCCAGTGCGGTCATGTCGGTGGACGGCAAGCCTAATTTCGCCTTCCATGTGTTCGACAAATTTATGTCTGGCCCGTTCGCTATTCGGTTGGCGGAAGCGACGAAGGTGGTGGAGACGGTCAGTCTGCCCTACGTGCAGATGGTCCCCCACAATCTGGTCGAGGATCAAGACACGCTGATCAAGCTGGAAACGCTGGCGGTGGATCTGGGCTATGAGGGTCTGATGATTCGGAGTCCGAAGGGACCATACAAGCAAGGCCGATCCACCAGCAACGAAGGCTTCCTGATGAAGATGAAGCGGTTCGTGGATGGTGAGGGCGAAGTGTTGGACCT